GGGTAATGTAGTTGCAGATAGAGAAATACTTATTAGAAGTTTAAAAGATACTAATACAGATACTTGGAGTCCTTGGGTAAAAATATGGAATAGTGGTAATTCAGGATATGTACCATTTGGTGCAATTTTAATGTGGTCAGGTACAATTGCACAAATACCAAGTGGTTGGACATTATGTGATGGTAGAGCAGCAGTTACTATACCAGCACGTTCAGTACCTGGTCAACCACTTATGACATCAATAACAATTCCTGATTTAAGAGAAAGATTTGTAGTTGGTGCAGGAATAGAAACTGGTAAAATTATAAAAGATTATTCAGCACCATTTACAATACAAAGCTCAGAGTGGCCTACTTCAATATATGTCTGGGCAAGTCCAGGGTATACAGTTCCAGCACCATCTAGTGTTCCTTATACTGCAGATACTACAAATCCATACTATGTGGATACTAATGGAAAATTACGCCAAGGTGCAAATATAGATGGTTATAGTTATCATTTATATAAAGGTACAGGTTCTACTACATCATCAACCTTTAGGTATATTGTTTATGATAATAGATTTAATACATATATAATAATACAAGGAGCATTGGTGGCAGTTGGGAATAGTGTAACTGGACAATGTTTATATGGCGGTGATTACAAAGGAGATTACAAGTTCTATAAACCACTTACTATTCCTACAACTTTTCCAATGAGTGATGATACTTATGAAGACTATACTAAATATTTCACAAAAGGAAGAAGAATTGCTTGGAAAGAAATAGTTTGGCAAACTACATTATCAACAGGTTATAATGTAGGAGATAAAGGAGGTCAAGATAAAGTAACACTATTAGGATCTCATGCACCAAAACATCAACATGATGCAACATCAGGAGAACATGATGCACCTTGGGCAATTTATGGTGCAGTAGGAGGTAATAACTTTCCAGGTGCATATGATTCTGATAATCAACGTTACTTAACAAGTGCATATGGTAATAATGAACCTCATGAAAACAGACCTCCATACTATGCTTTAGCATTTATAATATACACAGGAATATAACAAAAAAAGAGACTTAAAGTCTCTTTTTTTTATTATTCTAATTTCTCAAACCACCAGTTAAAGTAAATAAAATTATCTCCAACTAAGTTATATGTATCACTATCATATCTTATAATAATTCTATCACTATGTGACCTAACAACTTCAATTACAATTCCTTTCTCCATTTTTAATTGTTTCCCAGTTTCAACTGAATAACAAGTAAGTTCATTGTTTATTAATCTATATTCTCCTGGTTCTGGTTTTAACCAAGTCTTAATTGTTTTAGTAATCAATCCAGTAATTTTTATAATCCATTCTCTTGGTTGATATAAGTCAGCATCTTTAAATACTTCTGATGTTAATTTAGGATTTTGTCCCATTACATCTTCTAATTTACCCCAATATTCTTCTTCACCAATAACAAATGTTAAATAAATGTCATAACCTAAAGTTTGAGATTTAACAATTCTCAATATCTTCATTGATTTAACATCTTGTTCTTCTAATGCTAATTTGCTTCTAAGAGACTTGTAAGCATTAGTTCCTTTAATATTATACATAATGTCATTAATACGTGACATTGCTTGTCTAATAGCATCTTGTGCCTTATCAAATGCATTAGTAGATAATGATGGATCATCAACATGAGTTGATGCTTGAACAGAATCACTATTCATTCTTTGAAGATTAAATTCAGAAAACTCTAAAATAAGTTTATTTGTCTTTTTCATAATTAATATATATATTAAAATTATATTTTAGTAAAATGAAAATAAGAAGATTTTTTGAAGCAGAAGAACAAAAAGATATAGCAACTGAAAGAGTTGAAGAGATATTAAAAGAATTAAAAGAGTTTACATCTCAATTAGAAGAGAAAAGTAAAATCACAGATGCCTTAGAAACAGAGTTAAGTAACTATAAAAACTTATCAAGTAAGAGTAATGACCAAATAGATGATTCAATTGCAGCATTACAAATAATTAAAAAGAATGTTGATGATAGTATTGATAAATTAGATACAGTAATTACTAATATACAAAACTACAATGAGCAGGGTCGTAAATATTTATATACTGAAAACAAATAAAATTTTAATCATATAATAGTATGTCATTTGCAAGAGGTTGGGGAAAAGATGGAGATAAACACAGAAGAGAAGATGAGTTTGCAAAATATATAACAAAGATGTGGAAATCAAATATAAACATCTGGAGAAAGATTAAAATATTAAAAATACTTAATAGTGAAGAGTTCAACAAATAATATAGGAGTTGTATGGTTACCATATACAATACAAGCATTGGCAGCAACTTGGTCAGGAACTCCTAATTTAAGTAAGTCAATAACAAGTAGATATTCTACTATTATAATTGAAGCTAAGAATGAAAAAAGAAAAAGAAAGATTAAAAATATATTAAAAGAAGAAAACCACTCAATTTGAGTGGTTTTTTTATAACATATGGTCTGATGCAGATAATATTATATCTCTAACTGTATTAATATTTTCATCAATTTCTGAGGCATCAACTACTTTATATATATAACTACCACGTACTATTATAAATCCATATTCTTCTAATATTTCTGCAAATTCTAATTTTTGTTCAATTTTCAAGTTCTTTTTAAAGTAATATAGATACTCATTTATATTTTTTGTTTTATCAATATCTATTTCTTTCTTGAATGTAAATTTACTACTTTTTAAAAATCCTTCAATATCACTACCAAACTTATTCACATCTGTTTTACCTGCAATTTTTTTGGTCAAGTCTTCATTACTAAAAGACTTATATTTTTTTGGTATATCTAATTTATAAACATAACCACGCATTGACCACCATTCTTCTGCAGATTTTTTAGTTCTCTCATCAGATTCCCTATTAACACCATGTGAGTTTGCAGATCCTAACTCAATTAGATACTTATTAGTATCTTCAAAACTCTCAAATACTTTTAAATATTTCATTATTTAGTAAATTTCAATTTGTAAAGTGTTCTGTAAATTAAAGCAACAACTTCATCAATTATATTTTGTAAGTGTGTATCTTCTTCTGATATAGCTTTTCTAGCATGTTTTACAAACTCTGATAATTCTTCAAAGTATTCAATTTTTTCTTTAGTTCTTGTATCATTTGTATCAATTGTTTCATAACCATCAACAATACCATATTGACCTTGATAAGTTTCAATTAAGTCATCAATTAATTCTAATACACCATCATAATACTCACCTAATGCAGTATGAGCTGCATGTGAACCCATTTCACCATTTACTTGTAAATGATAAATGTGTGCCATTTCTCTTGATTCAAATAATTTAGAAAAAAGTGAAACTGGAGTTCCAGGTCCTTCATGAGTTTCTGGTTGTGGTTCTGGTTGTTCAATTTTACCAGTTTCTTCTGGTTGTTGAATGTTTTGAGGAAGATTAGCTAAAGCCATTTCTTCTGCTTCATATACTTTTCTAATAGTAGAAAACTTTTTCATATAAATATTTTATTTTTTCTGTTATATATAATTTTTGATATATAACTTTTAATATATATATAAAATATAAAAATCATAATTATGAAATATATCAGAAAATATGAAAAGTTTGTGGAATCTACAATGACAGCACCTGCTCCAACAAAACCAGTTGTTAAACCAGGTACAGATACACCACCTAGAACAAGACCTTCAAGACCAGGTGTAGTACCAGGACAAAGACCAAGTGAAGAAGATGCTCCTTTGGCAAAACTAAAACAACCAGGAAAAGATGCAACTTTAGAAGATGTTTTTAACAGATTAGTTAGAGTTACTAAAGAAGAAGGTATAGAACTTAAAAATTTAATTAAATAATATGAAGAGTTTCTCACAATTTTTAAAAGAAGAAATAGATTTAAGAGGTAATCAAGGTATTCCTGATGATTTCATTAGTAATGCTGATAGACAAGCAAGAGCCAATCTTGGTGTTAACATTGATGATCCAAGACAATTAGGACAATATGGTTCTCAAATTGGTAGATTAATTGGACAATCTCAACAAATAATGAACCAAGGTTTAAGTAGAGACCAACTAAAAGAAAGAAAAGAGAAGTTAGAGAAATTAGCTTATGATATAGTTATGTCAGAATATAGTGAAATTTTAGAAGCTTCTGAAAAACCAGTTGAGTTAATTATAAAGTTTGTTGAAGAAGGTAGAGTTCAAAATGAAATTCCTGAAATGGGAGATATACCATCATTTCCAAATCAAGAGGAAATAAAAGATCCTGAATTAAGAAAAGCAGTTGATAAAAAGAAAATATTAAATGCAATTAACCAAGGTGAAGCAAAAGCAACAAAAAATATTATACAATTCTCTGATTTAGTTAAACCAGGATTAGAGGAAATATTTGGTAATAGAGCTGAGGAAATATTAAGAATATGGTTAGAAACTACTGATATAGCAAATAAATTAGACTGGGTTTTTCCACTACAAATGAAATCTCAAATGATGAAAGATGTGCCACAAGGTATGGCAGGTGCTTGTCAAGTTAAATGGGAAAAAGATGAAGAGAAAGAAGAAGAGGAAGAAGCACAGGAAGAGAATAGTTATCAAGATGAAGATGGTACTTTAATGACAGGTGACCAAGATGATTTTGATAAAATTACTATTAAAGCAGTTGGTATTGACTTTCCAATGTTAATACATGAAGCAGTTAAAGGTATTTGGTCATTAATTAAATCAGGTGCCATTAAAGAAGATGAGGAATTGGCAGAATTGATTGCTAAAAATACTTCTTCATTTCAAGATGAAGCACAAGATTTTAGATATGGTGTTGCAATCCAAGCAATACTTAGAGATTTTATTGATGCTTGTAAAGATTCAAACAAATACTCACAAATGAGATTAAGAATTTATGGTAGACTAGCTAATGATAAAGATAGAGATGGTGAGTTTACAGATGATGAATTTTTAGTATTGTTTAAAGAAATAGTTTCTACTTTTGATTTAGTTCAAGAAGAAAAACTAGAATTTAAACTTAACACAGAAAAATTCAATGCATCTACTGCTAAAAGAAAAATTGAAGCATTAATTGCTAAAATTGTTACTGCAGAAAAAGAATATGAAGATGAATTATCTAAATGGGAGATGGAACAACAATTTGGTGGTTCAGAAGAACCTAAGTATTCTGATGAAGATGAAGAAGATTTTGATGACTATTTATCAGGTTTAGGAATTAGTAAAGCCAAAGAAGAAACTCAAGAAGAAGATGAAGATGACCTTGATACATTACTTGACAAGTTATCTGCTGCTAAAACAGAAGAAGAAAGAGCAGCTATTAAGAAAAAGTTAGATAAATTAACTGAGTCTTTATCAGAAGATGGTAAAAGAATATATGGTATTGAAATAGAAAGAATACTTGAAAATACTAAATATCACACAAGAAGAAAATAAAAATATAATATAAATGAAATTAGCTAGATATAACCAATTTTTAAGATTAGATTCAATCAATGAAAACTTAGATAAGGCAAAAAAGTATCTAAAAGATAGATACCTTGTTCAGACAGCAGCTCAACAATTAGGATTTTTAAATGGTGAGTTAGGTGAACAACTTAAACATGGTGAGAGAAAATCTGTTACTTTAAATGACTTCAATGAAGAACAAAGAAATCAAATAAAGTTAAAAATTAGAGAAATTAGTTTAACTCCTGAACAATTAAAACAAGTTGAAGGAGATCCACAATTAAAAGCTTTAAGAGAGTTAGAAACTACAATTGTATTACCTAATGGAAATAGAAAAACTTATAGATTAGATAAAGACAATATGGGTTGGTTATCAACATTTGTTTATTTTTATTTCTTTGAAGGTGGATCTATTGAGGATTTATCAACACTTTATGGTAAGTTATTAAAGAATAAAGATATTTTACAGAATCTTACAATTAATAAAGGTACTCAAGAAAGACCTAGTTTAGTTAAAAAACCATTTGACTTAAATTTTATAGACCCTAATATCACAAATAATATGGAGCAACTAAATGATGGTTTAGATCGATTAGAACAATATAGAAAGGTTAAAAGAATTGCAGATAAGTTAAGTGTTAGTTCTGAATTAAAAGCAAGTTATGCTTCTATATCAGAAATGAATGCTGAGAAGTTTGCTGAGATTGCTGAGGGATTTGATAAATTAGATGATAAAGATGTAGAAGCTTTCTTTGGTGGTATTACATTAGATACATTCCAATTTAAAATGGTTAATGGACAAGTTAGTGATATTCCTAATCCATTATATAATACTTATCACTTTATGAGTACACTTCCAAGATACCACAATATTGAAGAGTTTTTAAAAGCGGCTAAACAATATTTAACTTCTATTGAAATGAGTAAAGATGAAGTTATTGAAGGTGAGACACCAGAAGAAAGAAGAATTAGAATTGTTAGAAGAAGATACTTAGATTTTTGTAAAAAAGTTGATGCTTGTGTTGCCAAACTTGGTGCATCAGGTGCTGAGTTTGTTTATCCTTCTAAACCAGAAGATAGATTTGACCCAGAAATTAACAAAGAAGGTATTTTAATTATTGAAGTTAGATCATACTCAGCAAATGTTATGTTAAATGGACATACTGCACATTGTATTAAAGATAGTTTAGGTAACTGGGATAGTTATGTTGGAAATCATGATAATAAACAATATTATATTTATGACTTTAATTTACCTTTAACAGATGACTGGTCAACAATTGGTATTACAATTGAACCTAGACAAAGTGTTAGAGCAGCACACAATAGACGTGATACATATGTTGGTACTGATAAATTTAAAGGTATATTAAAAGATTATGAAAAAGAACATAATATTGATGTAGATCTTTGGTCATTACTTAAACCAATGACTGGTGAAGAAGTTGAAAGAAGAGAAAGAGCTAAATTAGCAAATAGAAAAATTATTCAACCAGGATTATCATTAGAAGAAATAACTAAATTAGTTACAGAAGATTCTGCTGATATTAATAAAGACAATGGTAAATGTCTTGAGAATGCAGTAGATGAAGATGATATTAAAAAAGTAGAAGGTATTCTTAAATTAGGTGCACTTACTACATTAAAGAAAAAAGATGAAGGCCCATTATTAAGAGCCAAAGGAATTGATATGATTAGATTATTAGTTTCTTATGGAGCTGAGATGAATGGTAGAATTTTCAAAAATGTTGTTTCTTCTGTAGAACCATTACAATTCTGTTTATCTGCTGGATTGGATCCTAACTTTGAACAATCATTACCATTAAGAGCTTGTTATAAAGGAACTTGGCAAGATCTTAGAAATCAAGGAGAACCTTATTATGAACCATTTTTATTATTAATGGAATACATTAAAAAAACAAAATTATGGAAAGATTTATTAGATGGTAAGGGTAACCAAATTATTAAATGGGCTTGTGAGTATGGTAGAATTCAAATTTTAGAATACTTTAAAGAAGCTGGATTATTTGAAAAAATTAGTGAAGGTGACTGGGATGATATTTTTACTTGGATTAAAATTAGTAGAAAAGTATTAAAAGATTCTAAACTAGAAGTTTTAAGTTGGATATTGAAAAATACAGGGAAAAGACCTAAATATGACCTTTCTGTAATAAAAGATAAATAACATGAGACTAAAGAAATTTAATGAAATGTTTGACCCAATGGGAAGTTGGAATCCAAAACAATTAGAAAAAGAAGAGTTAGATATTTTACATAAAATTGTTAATGAATTACAAAAGAATCGTGAATTAATGGGTATTACTTATAATCACAACTGTGTAAAATTTTTTCTTGAAGGATTAAAATCTGAGATAAATTTACCTTTTATTTCAATATCATTGATTGATAATAATAAAAATTTATCTATAGTAAAAGAAGAGTTTGATATTACTGATACTTTAGGAATATATTCTATATCAGAGGTTGATAAAGTAATTAGTTTAATATTAAAGATATAATAAAAACCCATCTTATGATGGGTTTTTTTATTCAATATCTAAACATTTCCATTTTTGTAAATTAATATATAGAATATGGAAAAAATATGTAACAAATGTGAAGAGGTTAAAGAAATAAATAATTTCTATAAGAATTCTAAAAATGATGGATATAGAAGTACTTGTAAAAGATGTCATAATGAAAAAACAAAAGTTTATAGAATTATAAATAAAGATACTATAAAACAGAGTAAAAAAAATTGGAGAAAAAATAATATTGATTCAATTTTAGAAAATGATAAATTAAAAAGAGATAATCTTACAATAGATGAAAAAGTAAAGATTTCTGAATATAATAAAAAATGGAGAGAAAGTAATAAAGAAATAGAGAAAGTAAAAAAACAAGATTATTATAAAGAAAATAAAGATGTTTTTTTATTAAAAGCAAAAATATATAGAGAGAACAATAAAGATTATATTAAAAATTATCAATTGAATTATAAAGAAACTAAAAATAAGAAAAGAAATGAAAGATTAAAAAATGATGTTATTTATAAACTTGAAAAAAGTATAAGAAGTAATATATATGACATATTCAAAAGAAATGGGTATAAAAAATCATCTAGAACTAGTGATATATTAGGATGTTCATTTGAAGAGTTTAAGTTATATATGGAAAATAAGTTTGAACCTTGGATGACTTGGGAAAATAGAGGATTATATAATGGTGAGTTAAATTATGGTTGGGATATTGACCATATTATACCAATATCTTCAGCAAATACTGAGGATGATATAATAAAGTTAAATCACTATAAAAACTTACAACCTCTTTGTAGTTATACAAATAGATATATTAAGAGGAACATATACTTAAATACTTAAATAAAATAAATGCATCATTTATGTCTTCATAGGGTTTTGGAATTTTAGAGATACCTAATACTTCTTTCTGTACTAATTTACAATGTTTTGTCCAGTAGTCAGACCAATTATTATTTTCTATAATTGTTAAAAATATTTCTCTTTTTGTAAATGAACCACCTGATATTCCTATATTATTCCTATATACCCATTTTTCTTTTTTAATACCAATATTAATTGGTGGATAAGTTAATTTACAAGATTCCAGCTTCAAGGTTGAAGGAGAAAGTACTGTAATGTCTTCTGATATTAAATCAAATAATTTCTTTCTTAAAATGGTTGAAAATGTGACTAAATCAATTATGTCACCTGCGGTAGATGAAAATGAATATCCTTCTATACCAATTTTAGTTGGTTTATTTGGATCAATATTTTCTTTAATATCACTGATAATACCATCACTGATTTTATCATAATCTTTTAACTTTATTAATTCACCTTCTGAATAGTCTTTAAAACTTCTATACTCAATAAATTTATAAGTTATGTGTTGTTCAGCCATGCCAAACCATTTAGTGATTCCTTTTTTACCAAAGGCACTTGATTCTCTACAATAGTTATACATTTTGAAAGTATCACCTGATGATACTACTAATGCAGTAGAGATTAAACTGGGATCAATTGTTACTATATTATATTTCATAAACATATATAGTAAACTACATGCTCTCTATTTTAAGTTTTCTTTCAACCAATCTATTTTACTTTCATGAACAAGTAAACAAGGACTTGATATGAAAAACTCACAACCACCAGCTCCAGTGTTGGCCTTTGGTAATGAATTAAGTTCTGATAATGGAACTTTAAAGTTTTCAGTATAATTAACTTTTATAAAGTTATCCTTACTAATTCTTCTACCTGCAACTTGGTCAGAATTTCTAATAGAACCATTTCTATCTCTTAATCCCCAAAGATCACATATTGGACAGAATATCATTTCACTATTATCAAAAGGTATAACTAGGTAAATATCACCTTCTGCAAGTATTTTACAAATATCTTTATTTGTTCCACCAATTAAAGAATTTTTTCTAACAACTGGATATTCATCTGTATTAAGTTCAATTTCATCAAAGAAATCTTTAAATGCCAAAGGTGCTGCATTTCTTGGAGCTGGAGTAAATAATTCTAAATCATACTTTTTATCTTTTGATCTCCAAAGTAAATCACTATCAAATGAAAAGTTTTTACAATTACTTTTTAATATCTCTAAAAATTCTTCTTCATTAAGTTCTTTAGTTCTATTTAATACTTCTAATTTAGGATCTGATATTGCAACACCTGATTCCTTTAAAAACTGATTATATTTTTTTATTTCCATAGTGTATATATTAAATATTTTTAGTACTTTTGTAGAAATAAATAAGATATATGTCAGGACACAAATTAAATAATTCAGATGCTTTAAAGTTTATGTTTGCTGGTAATTCAACATTTACAGTTGTTAATACCAGAACTGAAAATAGATTTACTTTCAAAGTAAAAAAATCAAAAGATAAAGATAGTAATCTTTTCTTTGTTAGTGTATTAACAGGTCCAGATACTTATACTTATTTAGGTACTGCAGTTGAAGGTGTTTATAGACATGGTAAAAAGTCTGTTGTTTCATCAGAAGCACAATCTGTAAAAGTGTTTGATTATGTTTTAAATAAACTTAAAGTAGGTAAACTTCAAGACTTTGTTGAAGTTTGGCATGAAGGTACTTGTGGTAAATGTGGTAGAGTATTAACTGTTCCATCAAGTATTGAGAATGGTTTAGGACCAGAGTGTATTAAATCTCTTTCTAAACAAGAGAAAAGAGACAAATTTTTATCTTTAATTTTAGCATAATGGATATAGTTTCTACATTAGTATCAGTCATATCATTACTTTGTATTGTAATAATTTCAGTAAGTTTATATAGGGTTGCAAAGAGAAGAAAGAATATAAGTTGGGATGTTAAACAAGGAGTAAGATGTTATTCTTGTAAAACTGATATGATTGAAGATTTGGGTTTGGATGAATTAAAAAAGTTTGATAAGTTAATGGAAATTCATGATAAATATTCAAAGGATCCAAAGAGAGAAGATTTTCAACTATGTGTTTCTTGTAATAGAGAAGATAAATTAGAAGGAATAACAAATCATAAATTCTTTAATGGTCATATGCTTAATAAATTAAAGAAACTATTATATTCAAGAAAATGTGATACAATTCAAATTATAATGTTAATTCTAATGATTGTATTTCATGTTATTGATGGATTGATTAGACATTACTTTCATATATATACAATGATTGGTTCATTATATACTATTTTTTATTGGGTAGTGTGGTATTATAAAGCAAAGTTATCATTTGGTGAAAAAAAAGTAAACCTCTAATTTCTTAGAGGTTTTTACTTTATAAAGGGTCGACACTGGTACTGTCAACTTCCACCACCATATTTTACAAAATATGGAAAAACAGAATCTTATTATGCTTTAGCTTCAGCAACAGATACTGCTCTATAAGGAGTTACTAATTTTTTAATTTCTCCTAATGCTTTACGTGCATCTGCATCAGATTTTTTAGTTGTTTTAGCATGGTTTTCTTCAAAAGAAGCCCATAAAGTTGCTAATTGTTCAAAAATTTCTTGTTTGTTCATAATTTCTAATTTTTATTTTTTGTTTTTAAACCTACTTATAAAAGAGGTTTTCTATTTTTATCCAAAAATATCATCTGCATCTGCTGCATCTGTAAATCCATTTGTATCATCTTCTTCTTCAATAATTGAATTAAATTCTTTTTCAACTTCATCAATTTCATCAATACTTTTAAATCTGAAATAATCATTTACTATTGGTGCCATTTTCTCTAACACTTCTTGTGTAAATACTTCTTGAGTGAATAATTGTTTAGTTGTTACTGACTTGTTTAAGTGGTCAACATACCATCTAATTCCACCCGGTGTGAACTTCATTTCACCTGTTGATTTATCAACTTCCATTTTACCTTTAGCAATACCAATTTGATTAAAGTATTCTGGTCTACAGAAAGCATCTAATCCAGTATAAGGATTCATACCATGTGCAAATGAAATATCAAATCTAATCTTTTTAGGTTTTGCTAATCTATTTTTCTGTGTTTTAAATAAAACTGAAATACCTGATTGTCCTAAGTCCATATCATCTTCTTCACCAGTTTTCAATTTTGATTTACTTAAAAATCCTAATACTGATGCAGAGTAAACAAGACCCATACCACCTTTAGATATTTCTTTAGGGAATAAATCTTGAGATAAGTATGTATGATTACAACAAACCATTGGAATATCTAAGAAACCTAAGTCAGAACTAATACTTCTGAAAAGTGCATTTAATCCTTTTGCTCTTGTCATATCTTGTTTCATTGCTCCTTTTAATAAATCTTCTTTCTCTTTGTTAGAAGACATCATACCAATAGAGTCAAGAACAATAACAATTTTAGGAATTTCAAAACCATCCATTTTAGCATCTTTTAATTCATCCAATAATTGAGTTAAAAAGATATTAATATCTTCAACTTTATTAGATCTAACTAATCTAAACTTATCTGGTGCATTATCAATACCAAATTTTGTAATACCCTCTAAGTCAATAGAGTTTTCAGTATCAATGTAAATAATTGATGCTCCTGATTTCTGTGCTGATTTACAAATAGAGTAAGCAATAAATGATTTACCTGCCCCTGATTCTCCTAATAAACCAAATATACGTCCACCTAAGATTCCACCACCAACTAATTTTGCAGATAATGCTGCATCTAATAAATAACAACCTGTTGATATAAATTGTTTTTCTTTAACTTCTTTCTCAATAATAATTGGAACTGATTTTGCAATGTTGTCCAAAATTGAACCAACTTTACTGAACTCAAATTTCTTTCCTTCTTTTACTTGTTTAGCCATTTTTAATTTCTAATATTTTTATAAAGTATATATAAAGTTATTTCTCTCCCCTTTCAAGATTTTTTAAAAAAGTTTTGAAGGGGAGTATAACTTTTTGATATATAAATCATAAATAAAGTTAAATATATAGGAAATGACAAGAAATGAATTTTTAGAAAGAGCTCATAACCAACATGGTTACAAATACAAATACATAGATTTATCAGATAAATTAATTTTATCAGATAAAATTATTATTGAATATAATAATGTGAAATATAAACAAAGAGTTTCTAAACATTTAATGGGTAAATGTCCTGAGAAAAATACACCAACAAGAACTACAGAACAATTTATAATTGAATCTAAAGAAGTTTGGGGTAATAAATATGATTATAGCTTAACTGAATATAAAGGTGCCTTAATTGATGTTAAAATCATTTATGATGGTATAGTTTATTTACAAAGACCAACCTCACACTTAAAAGGAATGGCACCAGAATTTAGAAGAACAGAAGAATCTATTATCAATGATGAGATGAAGAAAATGGATCTATTTGGTGAAACTGAAATACATAACTTTTTAAGAAAATATAAAATTGTATTTAAAGAGAAACATAGGTTAGATAAAGTTACTTTTGATTTTTATTTACCTTCTCTTAGAGTTTGTATAGAGTTTGATGGTAGACAACACTTTGAACCAATTGAAAAGTTTGGTGGTGTTGCTACTTATGAACGTATTAAATTAAATGATAAAGTTAAAAATGAGTATTGTGAGGAACATTATATTGAATTAGTAAGAATCAAATATGATAAGATAGATGATATTTATAGAATATTATGGGATAACTTAGCACATAAAATAAAAAAGACCAATTAAGGTCTTTTTTATTTTACCAACTTTCACAAGCATCATTATGAGATTCATCCCAAGATGTATTCCAATCACCTTTAGATTCAAGTTCTCTCTTAAACATATTAAGTAAATCCTGTTGACTTAATTTAATATTTTTTCTTTCTATTTTACTTATTGTAAATGGTCTTGATAACCATTCTTTATAAATGGTTTTCCAAGTATCATCTACTGATTCAAATGTTTTTAAGTATTTCATATTTATATATTTTTTTATTTTCTAAACTTATGTGGATATAACATTCTTAGTTCATGTCCTGGTGGTATATCAGATACTTTAATACCCATTATCTTTTCTTCTGGTGTTGTATCTTTTCCATCTATTAAAAAGTTATTATTACTTGCCCAAACTTCTGCAGTTCTATTAAATAATTGTCCTACAGAGAAACAAAATCTTGTTCCTGTTGGATTATCAATATCAGTTATTCTACCATCTGGTCCTTTAGTAACTTTTATTACTAATCTTGGATTTCTTTTGTTAGTGAAAGTAACTACTTTCTCTTTAAACTCTTCAAATATTTTAATATGTTTCATTATTTATCTTTTACTATTTTTATCATAAAATTTATATAATATTATTTGTATATTATCAATCTCATTTAATTCATGCTAAACAATTTTTACAATAATTTTCAACATTATCATCATCGACACTTTCATTAAACCTAATTAAATACTTCATTTCTTATATATTAAATATTATTATTATAATTTCTAATGTGTTTATAAACTACACCCTTTTTAAGATTTAATTTAGAAATTATTTCTAAAGGTGATAAACCTGATTTATATAATTTAATAATATCATCTTTAGTATTATTAAATAGAATATTTCTCGATACTCTATTTTCATCTATTCTATCCCATTTTCTACTCATTATAGGTAATTTAAGTCTAATACATTCTTTCTTTAATTTTGTTATAATTTCATTATCTGATATAGTAAGAAGTGAATAACCATCATTTGATATATGTGAATATGTCTTTTTCTTTTCTATTGAAAAATAATCATATATAAACTTTTCAATGAATATCAAATTATCTAACCAAGAGCTATGTAAATGTATTCTTAGATTACAATCTTTCCTTTTATATACTTTATGAATACTACCATCACCATCAATGAATCCAATTATTAGAGAAAATAATAATTCTTTATTGAAAGAATAATCTTTTATATTCATTGGTTCATAAGTTTTATTACTCTTAATATTAAATTTATTATTAATTTGTGTACCAACTTCTTTATTTTGTAAAGAGATAGAACACATTGTATCTTTTATTATAATATCTGAACAACTAACATAATCAACAAATTTCTGTAAATGTTCAATATCCTTTATTGATAAGGAAATACTAATTCTTTCATTATTACTAATATGACCATCTGCTAATATAAATCCTATCCAATAAAAACTTTCAACTTTATCTTCCATCAAAATATCCATATTAGACTTCCTATAACAATCATTACTTCTAATAATATTTATTTTATTAGATTTTAATTTGATAGAATCCCAACTTCTATCTGGTAATAGTTGAATTAATTCTTCTTTACCCATACTTTCATAATTTCTCTTAATTATAGATAATTCATTCTCTGACCATTTAACACAAGGTTTTATCTGTTCTGGAACTATTTTATATCTAAACTTTCTTATACTATCCCAATTTCTACCAGGTAATAATTTAAGCAATTCTTCCTTATTATCATATTTTTTAATAATTTCTATTTCTTTAGAACTCCATTTCATAAAAATCTTTTTTATTGTATATATAAAAATAGTTCCTCTTCCTTTTTGTTAATCAAATATAAATTAGTATCTTTGTTGAAATTAAAAATTAAAATTATGAACATTTGGTTTACTAGTGACACTCACGCATATCACGCTGGAATATCAGGTCCAGAATTGTCAAAATGGAAGTCTGGTTACAGAACTTTCAAAACAGTTGCTGAAATGAACCTATGTCTGATAGAAACTATCAACAAATATGTAAAAGAAGATGATATTCTTTATCATCTTGGTGACTTTGCTTTTGGTTCACCACAAAAAATGTATGAGTTCAGAAAATCATTAGTTTGTAAAACTATTCACTTAATCAAAGGAAACCATGATGAAATCTTTGATGAATTTAATGCAGAGAGAAGAGCAAGATTATCATTTGATCCTTATGAATTATTTGCAAGTGTTAGAGATACTTATACTGGTTACATTGGAAAAAACAAATTCCACTTATCTCACTATGCTCACAGAGTATGGCCAAGTTCTCACAAAGGTGTAATACATCTTTATGGACACTCACATGGTAGTATTCCTGATTTTGGTAAATCAATGGATGTTGGTATTGATGCTCACAAAGAGTTCAGACCATTCCATATCAATGAAATACTTCAATTAATGGAGAAAAGAGAAATTGTTAAAGTTGATCACCATGTATAAAGAGGATAGATTTGAAATGGGTGATTTTGTTGTTTGTGTAAAACAATATGAAACTCTAAAAGTAAAAAATCACTACAAGATAAAAGGTTGTGGTGACTTAGATTGGAATATGGCCACTGATAAAAAAGGTTATGGATTCTGTATTGAAGATGATAAAATAGCTTATGATAAACCAAATTGGTGGAATTTACCTCATGAGGAAAAAGTTAAATGGTATTACTTTTCTGAACAAGAAATGAATGAATACTTTATTACAGAAGAAGAAGATTATGTAGCATATTCAAGAGATATAAAGTTAAAAGAATTAGGAATATGAATACAAATGAATTAAGAGAATTACTTAAAGAAGTTTTCTATGAAGATGAATACAAGATTTCTGAAACTGACTATATAAAGTATGATGAAGAGTTAACAAGATTTAATATAAAAGTTTATTCTAAAAAAATGAATAAACATATGGTAATGATTGTGATACAAAATTATATAATAGGCACAACAATATGTAAAGATATTTGGGAAATGATTTGGTCTTTACCTAATCAAAATTATTATATGAAGATACCAGGAACCAGTATTAAAAGAAATCCTAAAGATGTTGGTAATCCAAAGTTTTTTTTAATGTTATCAAAAGATAAGATAAATGACATTTTACTCATAAATAAGTTGAATAATACTTTAATGGATGATATGGTGCAAATGGATAAAAATTCATTGAAGATGGTAAGAGATTATAAATTAAAAAAATTAGGAATAGAATATGAAAATTATATTGAATAAGATACTAAACATTTTAGGAATTATTTTAGGAATTGTGTTTACTCCAATGCAATATTTCATCTGTGGTTTAAAATTTGAATATAGTAATTTTGTAGTTCTTATAATTATATCATTTTTTATAGTCTCATTTTTCTGGCTTGGATTGTTAAAGACAAATAATCCAATAACAAGATATAATCCATTTACTATAAATAGAAATTTTAAAAATACAATGGAATATTCAATAGATGAAAGACCAGGTCAATTATTTGAGTTTGATGAACCATCTGAGGAAGAAATAAAACAAAAGAATAGAGAGAAAAAATTAAAAGATTTAGGAATATGAAAAAACTATCAGTTGTTGAAATTATACTTTATTTAGGATGTATTGTTACCATTTCTTTAATTGAGTTTATAACTTATGCCTGGTTTATTATATTATTTAATATTTTGTTTTTAATTTTTACATCATTATTTATAATAAATAAATCAAACTTAAAAGAGTTTCAAAAAAATTATAATTTTGATATTAGTAAAGTAGAAAAAATGGGATTACTAACC